AACATCCCACTTCGTATTCCATTTGTTGCACCTCCAATCCCATTGAGGAGATGTGCTCTTGCCATCGTATGGTTGCCCGATAACCTCTAAAGGTATCGGACAGACCACATCACAGAAACGCTTGCGCTCTTTTAGTTCCCAGTAAAGATGAGTAACCATGCTCGTATCACCATGAATGTAAACTTCTTGCTCACACCAATTAGGCATTACACTGTCCTCCAAATATCTAATGCGTCCGCTTCAGGCAAATCATTCAATATGGTAATGTCTGTGTACTCCTTCTTGATATGTTCCTTCAAAAGCCAATCAGGTTTACCCTTCGGCTTGTTCCACTGAACAACCTTGAACTCCCCATCCTCTTTGATCTGAGCAACAAGACACCTATTCAAAAGTCTCTTCATGTCCTTCTTGCTCAAGAAATTAGTTACTTGCTCACCGCACCAATACTCAAACTTCTGATCAAATCCTTCGGGTTTCCATTCGTACTTGCCAACATCAGTCTTAGGTAAGGATGCAAAGTACTCTTCTATCTCTTGGAATTTCTCGCGCCATGCACCTTGAACCTTGGTAAATGGTGTCTTGTTGTGAGGGTGCACACGATCACATCCACCATGACCATCGTTGCTGACATCAGCAAATGGTTTGCCATCCAGATATACGACTGCCGTGTAGCAGTAGGTCTCTTCACTACCAGATGCAAAATGCTTGATTGATTTCATTTCTAAGTTCATTGTATCCTCTTTCTCTGTTTAATTAAATTGGTAACACTTACAAGTTATACACGAATGAGAACTGGTGTCAAATTTTAAATTTACACTATAGGGGGTTTCCCAGAAAAATTTATTTTTTTTTTTTTTTTCATTTAGATCAGGTGTAAATACTGTAAACACTGTAAACACAGTCATATAAATAAGATGTTTCAAGAGTTATTTCTGTTTACACTTACTACTTCCTGTTTACAGTTAAAGTGTAAACACAGCCCAGAGCTAACATTTTGCTTGAAAGTTTTACTGATTTCTCTGGAAAATCTGCCTATATAGGAATAGTTTGCAAATCAGGCAAAGAAAGGCAGACATGACACAGGAACTGACAAACAGACAGAAAACTTTTGCTAGGCATATTGTGGAGGGCATATATTCAAATGCTGAGTGTGCTAGAAAAGCAGGGTACTCCCCAGATCAGGCAAAAGATTACGCGTCTAGACTACTGAACGGAAGGGATTACCCACATGTTTTGGTATACATTAAAGAATTAAGAGATGAGAGAGAACGAAGGTATGGCGTGACCACGCTAGGTCAACTGGAGAGATTACAAAAACTTTCCATGGGGGCTGAAGATGCAGGGCATTTTTCTGCGGCAATAAATGCTGAGAAAATAAGGTCGGCATTGGGGGGTTTAACTATTGATAGAAGAGAGAACATTAATACGATGGATCAACTATCAAGAGATGAAATTGTAGCTAGATTGGCGCGACTTCAAGAGCAATATCCTCAAGCTTTCGTCATAGATGGAACAGCAAAGGATATAACCCCAGATGAGCAGAGGTCCAGAGGCGAACTTTTGGAGCACAATTCGGAAAAACCTACCGACTAAAGCTTTCGCAACACGAATAGAAAACAAACATGGGGGCGGTGTTCCTGATGTTCATGTGGTTTGGGATGGGTTTGCATTCTGGATTGAACTCAAAACAGCCAAAAGCAGCAAAGTAAAGATCTCTCCTCATCAAATCGCGTGGCACACTGCATATTGGGCACGAGGTGGTAAAAGTTTTTACTTAGTAAAGCACCTCTCTACAAGCGACATATTTTTATTTGAGGGTGAAAAAGGGGTCGATTTACTGGAAAAAGGTATCTTTGAAACCGAAGGTGCGCGGTTCAAGAATCTTGCGCCCTTGTGGGAGCATCTTGCGCCTTGATCCTGCGCCCTGTCTTGCGCCTTGCGCCTTGATCCTGCGCCCTTGTATGTATGCAGCTGGGGTTGTCATGGAAAGAGGGTAAAGTTTTTTGAAAAGATTTACCATAAAAAAGGGAGCCACTGGCTCCCCCAGGATTTAGTGCTCAACTATGGCAATTGATTTTGCTAGGCTCGAACCTTTGCAAAGTTTGCAGGCGGTACATTGTACCCGTCGCCCTGCTTCCTTGGATGCCGGACACAGGGCTTCGTTTTGTTTGTCTATCTGTCCTAGATCCGCGATTACTCGGAAAGTTCTTCGACCCTCTTTCCAATGTGCAATTGCTTCCGCGTGGCTATCCGCGCTTTGCATTGCTATATCTGGTCGCCATGGTTTTTGGTGCGTGTATGCTGTCCATGTATCGCACTCGGATAATAGCTTGTCCCAAACGTGCGACGGAACAGCGGCGGGATCGCCGTAGGTTCCAATGCGAACGAAACGACCGCGCCCCATTGTTGCCGCGTCGCCAGTTTGGTAAACTCCGCGCTTGTATGCTTTCCATACAATTAAAACACCTTGCCCTAGATTGACGTAACACTTGCGACCTTTGGCAATCTTACGCTCTGGCTCTGTCGTTATCTCTCCGCGCATGGGGCAATCGCCACAAATAGAATAATCTTCGCCAGTCTTCGAAGCTTCCAACGGGTTTATATCCGAGCGCAATATATAAGTTTGCACGACCTTTCCTGTCTTAGTATTCCGATTGGAATAGGTGGCAATAACTACAATTGGTTTATTATCCAATAAGCTTTGCCCGTTGTAGATAATAGCTGATTTCATGTTCTCTCTTTCTTTAGTTGATAGATATAGTTTATTAAAATTTAAAGTTTTATACAAGTTATTTTTTATCTTGCGCCTTTCCTGCGCCCTTTAAAATCCTGCGCCTTGCGCCTTCCCTGCGCCTTTTAATCTGGTTTTGATTGCCCAAGCTTTACTATTCCCCAGGGACGGGGGCAAAAAAAGAGGGGCGAAAGCCCCTCCGGTTTTATTTTAATTGATCAAATTCCTCAATCAGCTGATCGTATACTCTCGCAGCTTGTTCGCGTCGATCCGACATAAGCATCATCATCATAAACTCTAGCTTGAATTTTAACTTGTTGCCTAATGTTTGTTCCTTGGTTTCCATAAAAAAATAGAGGGGCTTTCGCCCCTCCCCTCCTAAGTTTCTTCTCTGGTTAAACGTTCAAAAGTCTGGGCTGCTTCCGAGATCGCATCTCTCTTAGCTATCCTAAGATTTGCGAGATCTTCTTTCTCAACCCAACCTAAAGTATCTGCGCTGTCTTCGTAACGTCGGATCAATCGACCCATTAGACCTAGATCCAAATCAACCTTTACGTTTAAGGTCGCTTCCTGAATATATGATTTTTTCATATTACTCTCTCTTTTGTTAACGGCTAGCCCCTTGCTAACCTATAAAAAGACTACACCAATTTAGACCACCATGCAAATAAAAATTTCAATTTATACACAATTATTTTAGGTGTGCAGCTGGTATATCCGAGCCTCGATCCTGCGCCTTTCCGGCTCTCTTTCCTGCGCCCTGCGCCTTTCCTGCGCCCCTTAAAACAAAAACACCAGGGGCCAAGCCCCTGGTGTAAAGAGAAAGAAAGCCCTGTAACCCTGGGCAAGGGATTAGTTTACATTAACTTTGAACCGTCCATTCTCTTATTCTATATGTTATGTTGCTCTTTGGATGGTATCTTTCACTGGAATCTATATCTTCTATCTCGGTTGGTTCACTGTTTTTATACTCAGTATTGCTTTCAGCTGCTTCCTTAGTTTGGTATAGTTCGAGAACCTCAAATCCCCAACCACCATAACACTCATTGGAAACGATACCTTCTAATGCGTATATAGTTTTCATAGTACCGCAGCTCCGTATAGTAAGAACAGTCCGGCGAATAGTATTAGGAATATTAGAATCCCTCTCATTAAGTCTCTTATCATTATCTTTTCTCTCTTTAGTTAAACGATGCCAAGCGCATCACGGATGAGCCAGCTGCGTGGCTCATCTCTGATATGCTTAGTATATCCAATCATCCGGATCGTCGGATAAAGCTTGTGATGCAATAGCCCATGCTGACATATCGGCGTCGACCATCGAGGCCTTGCAAATAGTCGGCTCTCGCTCTCCGAGGTTAGTCTGAAAAGCACCACAGCCTAAGTTAGCAAACAAAACTTTTGCCTCGTCGTATGGTAACGGCTCTCCGTTTTTAGCTATGCTTTTGGGCGTGGGCATATCGTGTAGTTCGTCGTGATCCCAAGGCTCTCCGCAAAATTTACAATATATATCCATTATCTTTCTCTCTTTCTCTCTTTCTTTTGTTGAAGGGAGGCCGAAGCCTCCCGATTGATTAATCGATCCAAACAAACTTCTCTGGCGCTTTACCGATGCGCTTTACTTGATCAAACGCTTCCTGTCCGTGCAACTCAATGTACATTTTGGAAGTAGGTGCTAGCACCGAAGGCTTTCCTACTGCTATGCAAGCATAACCTAACTTAATAGCTTCTTTCTTTTTTTGTTCTATCAAGCTTTTGAGAATTTCAATCTCTCTTTCATAGCCTTCTATTTCTTTCCGAGGATTGAAACCTCTGTCGATTTGAAAACCACAATCGTCTAAGCTTTGTTCAAAATCTTCGACGATTCCATCAAGTAATTTCATCATAGACATTTTCTTTCTCTCTTTCTTTAGTTGATTAAAACGAATCACTTTTGATCCGATAAAATAATCGTGCACCAGTTTTCCGTGAATGTAAATATATAAAATGCAATTAATTACAATTAATTTAAAGTTTTTACCTATCAACTAGTCTATCAACTAAAGCTTTAAGAGATTTAACCAGCCAATCAGGGTAACTTTGGCAAGTCGTTTTCGGTTTTTTGCCGAGATCCGCGCCCCCATCCCCCCCTTTTCG